CATCTGGAAGTTCTTCATAGCAACATAAGCTTTCGCTAAGTTGTTCTTACCCCAGTCTTCACCTAGAGAGTGTTTAGGTAAAGCATTCTGATCTAACATGATTACTGTACCCAACTCATCTACAAGAATATCTGCAATCTGATTATTTACAATGTTATAACCAATTTGGAAAGGCTTCATTAAGTCTACCAAAGATACTGATCTTGTATTTCTATCTGAGAATACAGAACCTTCTACTGGAAGCTTGCATCCGTACATGCTGTTATCACCCTTAAATTGAAACTTAAGAGGACGGATTCTATTTTGATTAATACCTAAGTACATAGGATTAATCTGGCCAGCATTGTTAGATCCCCAGAATGTAGGTCTATTAGGTCCTACTTTAACACCACCCCATACTTCATTAATCCAGATCCAGTCAATGTGCTCACCAAAAATTAAGTTATCTTTTGTTTTGTTTTTAAATAAATCAAGATTATAAATAGGTTTATCTGTTACTTTATATGTCTCATCAACAATATCTGTTTCAACATTACCTACATCATTAATCTTAGTCAAATGTCCAACTTTACGCTGAGACTTCCAGTAAGCTGTAGTAACACGTAGTAAGTTAGAATTAGCCATATCAAAGTAATCTTCATTCTCTGACATAATCCAGTTAACTACATCTCCTCCCCATGCTGTATTATCCCACATTGATGTGTATTGTCTGTAAGCTAAAGATGGTCCTTGTGTATTCCACTCATAAGATTTAGTAGCATCATAGTATGCTCCATCATTTTGGTATCCCTGAATAGGGTAACCAGCAGATCTTACAGGATAAATAGACTCTATTGACTCCATTTGTTCTTCAGTCATAAGCCATCCATATCTGTCTATGACATCTGCAACAGTCATCATATCAAACTTACCTACCCATTGACCTTGAGAAATATATCTTACATCTGGTGACTTATGGTAAAATGTAAGAACCGGATTCCATAATTCTACATCATAATCATCATCCATCATACGGAAATGCCAGAACTCTCTATCTGTAATAAGCATATCACGGAAAGCTCTTTCTTCAAGCTCATCCATTCTAAACTTTTCTACATCTACTCTATGTTGGTGTTCAGCCCATTGCTCAACCATACTTCTATAATTCTTAGTAAAGAATTCTTGAATTTGTGGCAATGATTTTATTTTATCTGGACTTATAGCCTCTTGAAATTCTTCAGACTGTACATCCATACCCATTTCTTCTAACTTAACTGATAGTTTAGTTGTAGCATCAGAAAGTAAGGTTTCTTCTACCTGAGCTCTTTTTTGCTCAAGCATTTCATTATATGAATATTCATCTACGGCTGAGTAACTAACCCTAGTACTTCTTTTGGCAAATTCTGCTACTAAAGTATTTACTACATTGGGAACAATAGGGTAAAACTTAAGTTCTAGAGCTGATGCATCTTCTTTAGTAAGTACGTCAATCAAATCTCCATACTCATTGTCATCTTCTACTATATAGTCAGTTCTATCTATAATACCTTTAGCAAGCTTATAGTTTTTCATTAGCCTGCGGGCATTACGTCTTATTTGTTTGAGACCCTCCCACTCTAACCAGTCTAGGTTCCATGCCGCCCACTGGTCATCTTTTTTAGCTTTAGGTAAAAATTGAATAGGCTGGTTAAGTGTGCCCATTCTGTTGTTTTCTACCTTAGCTCCATTCTTGAGCTGCATGGCATTATATATCTGCATATTATCTTAAATTTCTAAAAGGTTGTTTGGGTATGTTCATTCCACTAAATTTTGAGCCGGAACCACCAATATGACGGAAAGGGCTCATATTTAATTTACTGAATTTATTGGTGTTATCCAAGTTTTTAGGCTTTCCAGTTTCCTCATAGCGCTTTTTATAACCTCTATTAGCTTGCTGTACTTTAGCAAAAGCAATAAGTGCTGCAAAGGAAACTAGTCTATCCACGTTTAATCCTTCCTGATATGCTGCCATTTCTTTTAATAACATAGTATCAGGTATACGTTCTATACCATATGATGTTTTAACTATCTCACCATCAGCTTTAGTTTGCACATCTAACTCTTCTTTCAAAAAGTCAATAGTGTAACTAAGCATATGGCTCTTAAAAAGAGTACCAGTATTCTTCCATCCGTATTCTTGAAATACATTAGCATTAGCACCAATATCTTTTAAAAATAGAATTTGTGATCTGGGTACAAGATATCTCTGTTTCTTTCTGTACATCATGTGATTGATGAACTGAGAAATATTATTTTCAACTATAGTCCAGGCATTATACCATTCTATGATAAGCTCTAATCTCTCATGAGTTTTATTGATATCATCAAAACGGCCACACCAGGCTGCTACTATCTTATCTCTTTCTATAAAGGTCTCTACCTTTTCACCATCATTACGGGTTACTTCTACTGGTGTTTTATACACGTAGATTGAACACAATGATTCTGATGTGGTAGTTTTACCTTCACCAACGGGGTCAACAGAAGCATAGTACATTCCAAACTCAGGATTCTTTACAGGTCTTTCATAGCATACAAATACTCCTGTTTTATCTTCCTGCTTTTTATCTACAGGAAAATCTAGAATGGGTAACTTAGTTGTATTCTTTACTTCTACTTCTCCCTTTTCATTTCTGAATATATCTAAATATTCTGTAGCATAAGTCTTATCTTCAATTCTTCTTTGCTGAGCTGTAATAAGATTTAATGGGAATATAGATACTTTCCTATACGCAAAAGCTTCTTCAATATTTCTAGGATGCTGGGAAATACGTAACTGATATTGTTCAGGACTAAGGTCTTTCTTCCATTTAGCAAACTGTTCATCTAAAGCTGTTAATGCTTCTTCTACTTTAGAGTTACCATGCTCATCTATAAAAGGTGGCATAGACCACTGTTCTGGAATAAATAAACCTGACTTACCTAGAGTACCTTTAGAGTCTATTAAGTTAGTATCTACGGCATAGATGTCATTAGGTTCTGGTCTAAGTGTCATTTCCTTAAGAGGTTCACACTGATCCAAGTCACCCACAGAACCTGCCGCAATGAACATACCTGTAGTAACAAATCCTGATCTCATAGCAGGACGGATATACTCAAAGGTAGTATCCATCTTAGGAGCAATACCAGCCTCTTCATGAAAGAAGTACTTACAAGGTCCCCCTACTCCATTTGTAGGATCTTTCTCAAAAGACATACCTTGTAATACACCTTTAAGACCTACTTCTGTTTTACGCTTTTGTGGACCTTGTACTATCTCAATTTTTTGTTGCCATAGTAATACTTTACCGGGATTCATAGGACGGTACCAAGCAGTATGTTTATTTAAGAATGCTTCATACTCATTTAAGAACTTCCATGAACCCTTATCATTGATATAGTCTTTAAGACTAGCGCCTACTTTTAATGTAATACCTTCTTCAAACCAGATCTGATTAATCATCTTACCCATGTGGTAGTATGATGAAGCTATCTGACGTTTCTTAAGTATAGAACTATGTTTATAATGTAACTCAGCTAGTAGTTCATATAGTGCCATGTGATACTGCGCATCCCTGACATCAGCAAAACCAAATCTCTGAATCTCTTTATTGAAGATAGGTAAGAAGTTTAACCACATGTAGTAGTCTCTTGGAAGATACCAAGTATTATCACCATTCTTAAATATTACACCATATCTACATTTGTTTTTTTCATGATCCCAGTATATTCTATAATCCTTACTTCCTTGAGGTGATGTACAGTAAACACCATTCTTATTAAATAATCTAGCTTGCTCATTAAATAAAAAGCTAGTTTCATCAAAGTTATATTGACCAGGTTCTTTAAAAACAGATACTGCAAACTCAGTGTAAGCATCTCTTGTGTCAAAAGATGTTACTGACCAGGTACCATTTTCCCACGTAGGTATGTCTATAAAACTAGTATTCATTAAGAAGTCTTAGTATTTCATTCAATGACTCATGTCTATGATTATCATGTAGGATAATTTTATTTACCCATTGTGATTTATCAAGTTTTGCTATGTCATGAATAGCTGAGTCATTTTTAAATTTTAAATCTATCTGCTGAGAATCTCCTGTAAAAATCATAGTAGCATTTTTACCCAGACGTCCAATACACATTTGTAATTGAGCTTTAGTTAGATTCTGAAACTCATCAATAATACATACACAATCTTCAAAGGTTCTACCTCTAAAGTGTGTAAGTGATACCAACTCTAGTGCTTCATTTTCTTCTAACTTAGTAAGTATCTCAGGTTTATTGTAAACCTTACGGATATTAGACTTAATAGGAACTAACCAAGGTTCCATCTTTTCTTTCTCAGATCCTGGTAAAAAACCATTATCTTCTGTGGACACAGTAGGTCTTGTGATAACAATCTTATTTACTTTACGCTTAAATAGCATATCTAATGCTATCTGTACAGCTAATAAGGTTTTACCTGATCCTGCCTGACCAATAAGAAAATTAAAGGGTCTTTGTAGAATTAGTTCTTTTGCACGCTTTTGCTCTTCTGAAAGAGTTAGTGAAAAGTTGATCTCACCTTTTGGTGGAGTTTTCTCAATGTTTTGCTTTGCCATCTTCTATCCTTTTAATCAAAGATAAGACATCTTTATTACTTGTGGGTAAAGAAGCATCATTCATATACTCAGCAACTTTATCTCTTGGTATAGCTAACCATTCTTTTCTAAACTCATTGTAGTATAGAAAAAAGTCTGATAAATTACATTTGGTCATATGCAAGTCCTTGTCCACCTCTAACGTGGCTTGTTTGTTCATCTTGTAAATCTTTGTATGCTCCTTTGTAACTCTCTCTAATTTGTTGGAACTTTGACGCAGCCGAGACCAGCGCTGTAATATTTCCATCTCTTCCATGTGTAATAGGTGTTTTATCCATATAATCAGCAAGCTTATCTAGCATCTTCTTAATACCATTATAAGCTCGTGATGTAGGTGTTTCATATAGTTTTTTACAAAAATGTAGTGCGGCAGGAATACCGGAATCTTCTGGACTAAAGTCAGCCTGAATTTCAGCTAAAATAATCTCTTCCTTATCTTCTTCCATCATATAAAAGAAAGGATTAAGATCCGGATTAGGACAGGTCATATAAAATAAATATTGATACACTTTTAAGTAACTATCTGGATAGGTATCCATTAAGTTCTTTAGTGTATCTAGAGTATAGCAGTGCTCTGTTGGCACCACTACACCATTTTGTATATCAAATAATTTAATTGTCATTTTTTAAGTGATTGATTATACTTATGACTTCTGTTTTTAAATAGGGCAAATCATATTGCACAACTTCTTCTACAACAGGTTCCCCAAACTCATCATAGAATACTACTCTATTATCATAAGCATCTTTACCAGCCTCTTTAAACTTTATATGTTCAATAATAAGTTTTCCAGGTTTAAGTCTAGGATTATGTTTTAGAATAATATACATGTATAAACTTAGCTGAATATTATAGTGGTTAAGGTTACAGTCATCTAAATGACTAAGAGGATCTAACATCTTATCAGAGATACCTTCCCAATTAATGTAAGACTCTACTTTGATTTCTTTATTGGTTTTGTAATCATATACGTTGACAAAACCATTAACTACTTCAACGCGGTCAGCCTGACCACATATACCAGCAGACTTAAGGTAAACCAAATGCTCAGGATAAATACCATCTGTAAGCTTTTGATCAGGAGCTTTTTTAAATCCATCTTCTTCTATAGGTTTGATTATAGGTATGATAATATTTTCTCTACTGATACTTTCACAAGAAAGCAGATCTTTTTCACGCTGATTGTGATACCAGGTTCCTAAGTTCATAGCTTTTTGTGATTCATTTCTCCAAGCTTCTTTAATTTCTTCTGGCGTCATACCATACCATTTACTCTTCTTTTTCTTAGAAGATTTAACAGCTACAGTATCTGCATCAAAAGGTTTCTTAAACTTGGATATAACACCAGTTACACTAGTCCATATGATATTTTCATTAGGATCTATACTTACATAACTATGTGTTTCTGGTTTAAATATTAGTGCCATCTATATATGCATTTAATTTATCTTCGTCTTCTTCAGACATAACTGCATCCCAATGACTCTCTGGGCAGGAAGAAGACATACTATGTACTTTAAAATCTAGAGAGCACCCGCAACTTCCGCAACATGGTTGAGTACCGGGTACTAAACACTTTGTTCCTACAATATCAAACAAGGGACAGTTTTTACAGATCTTAATTCTGTAGTCAGCTATCTTTTTATGTTTCTTCTTAGTAAAGTAATAACCTATTACTCCCTCAAGAATCAACCACTTATTCTTCCAGATTGTTTTGATTTTGGTCAGCATAGTTTGCTTGTCTTAGTTTTATTCTACGGTCTTTTTCTTTAACTATTTGATCTTTTACTTTCTGAAGTTTTTTTAACTCAGCCTGTAGATCAGTATACTTAGCAAAAGAAGTATATTGCTTCTTATCAAGACTAGCAATGTGCTGATACTTTTTAGCAAGTGCTTGATTTAACTTCTTTTCATTTATGACAAAGGATCCTAAACCCTTAAGATTGATATTGTAATATTCTTTATTACTAATAGCTTTTCTTACATAACTCCAATAAAAGCTTATAATATCTTCTACTAACTCTGAGTTTTCTTTTTCTTTTGAAAACTCTTTAAGTATTTTATTTAGATGCTTCGGAATCAACTCTTACAAATTTATAGTCTAATAATATGTTTCCTGTCATTTGCACCTTGAGGTCAGGATTAATCTTTACAACTTTATTGTAGCCTGAACTCTTCTGTACCAGATTCTTTTTTTCTGCTTTGGTTATAGCACTTCTAACAGACTGGCTGCTACCAAAGATTTTATTCTCGGTAGCAGCTTCACAAAATTCTGTTAAAGGTTGTTCACCACCTATAGCTAAAAAAGTTAAGCAGTTTAAGTCTAAATCTGATACATTCAACTGCTTGAGTATACAATGAGTAGCTATTTGAAACTTAACTATATTCCAAAGATCCATCCTTACAGTCTTACGCACCTGATTTACTACTGCCATTACTCTTCTGTATTAAGGGGTTCTTCTGAAAGTTCTTCTGAAGGAGCTGCCATCATCTGGGCCATCTTAACCATGCTATAAGTTCTTCTAGCACGTTGCTCTTCAATGTCAGCCATAAGTGTTTCATACTTAAGCTGTGTTTCTAAGAAAGGAATTTCTTTCTCAAAGTGAGATTTGAGTTCAGCTTTTCTAGCTTGTAACTCTTCTGGGGTAATCTGTTGGTTTTCCATATTTAAAGTTTTACTCTAACAAAGATAGAATAAAAACTTTAAACTTAGTAAATTTATAAAAAAGAAGTTTAATCTTCCTTCTTAGCTTTAATGTATCCTGTAAGTTCAGCAAGACTTGTGCTGATTGTATTCATATGCTGATTCAAAGTATCAATCTTGACTGATAACTTTTCATGATCAGCCTTTTGCTCGTCTTTAATCTCTGACATACGCTTATAAATTATGGTTTCTTTATGTAATAACTGGTTATCAATATCTTTGATTTTACCAGTAGCTTTTTCTATATCTTTCTTTAATGCAAAATATGCAGCTAATACAGAAACAGCTAGCATTATAATACCTATAACGTCCTTAGCTGTAAACATTAAACTTTCTGCTTCCATTACGCTTTATATAATCTTATTTCAAAAGAAAAAGGAAAGTCTTTTCCAGCACCTAAACCTCTTGGATCAGGATCACTGTTGAAATTTACTGATCTATATGCTAATACTAAATCAGGATTATCATCTATAAGCTCACAACTTACAAGATCAGTTGGATGCATAGAAGCACTACTAATTACTTGAATTTTTCCATTTGAGTAAGGTGATGTTTCATTAAAAGCATTTAGCACTATAAGTTCTACATAGCTATCAGCTATTGCACCTTTTTCTAAGATTAATCCTGTCTCATTAATAGCTTCTATTAGATCTATATCCCAATTAACACCATCATAATTAAGTTTAAAAAAACCACTTATGACATCATATGGCTTACTTAGTTTATCTAAAGCCATTAATATTTTAAGTTCTCCTGAAGTCATATTATCTACCTTTAGTGAGTTCGCCAACTTTCTTTAAAAACCTAATTATAAATTCTGCTGTCATGTCTTTTACTATATA